ACCCTGTACCGACTGTTCAGTCCCTCGAATGCCAGCGTGCTCGCAGATTGCGATGCCAGTCCGGGTTTGAAAGCGGGGTGGGGGATATGGTCGTAAAACTGGCGCACCATATTAAAGATCGAGTTGGTCGACTCGGCCAGATGCGAGAGTACAAACGCGTTAGCGTTTCGATTTTGTGTGATTTTCCAGAAGAATCGCCCCTCCACGTAGGTCGATATGCCTACCTGCCGGGCTTTTAAAACTAGGGCGCGGATATTCCCCTGCTTTTCTAACTGATTATCGAGGGTTTGATGCATCCATCGCTGGCCTGCATTTAGCTCAAAAGGCGTTATCGTTCCCTCTTTGTTAACAATTCGCAGTATGTTTTTTGCGTACAGCGGGAAATTACTCTTCAGCTTCCTCGCTGCCTGCACTATCTTCTCGTCGCTCGTCATGCATCACCAAATTTTTAGCCCACCACCATAGGCTGTTATCGTCCATGTCCATCTTCATGACGTTTACTCGATAGCAGACAAGCTGAATATTGCTCATCCGGTATCCAATACTGCTGTCAATCCGATCTATACTTATGGCGGTTTCCATGACTGTCTTTCCATGTGTCATGGGGATGCCGCTCAGGGCACATAAGCCCTTCTGCTTTTTAAGAACCTCAAGCAACGCCTCTACTGTTACGTCATCTGAGAACTTGCGCTCCGATTCTACGGTGCGTCTTTTTGCTGCACGTATCCGACTTCTTAACCACGATGCTGCAGTTCTACTTTCTGCCCGTCTTCTATGATCAACGTAGCAAACACGGCAAATCAGTCGACGCGCTTCGTAATCAGCCTTGGTTTTTACAACCCCGCATACGGTGCATTGCCTATCTTGATTTGACACGTTTGCCCCCGAGTCAACTCTTCAAACGCGGCAACCGCTTTCCTGCTGTTACTCACGGCTATTCGGTCTCCCATCAAATCAGTACCCATCCCAATGCATCCCTGCACATCGCTAGAAAAATTAGCTACGTGTATCAAGATGTAAGTTCTGTCAGGTACCGCTTCTAGCATCCACGTCCAGCCAAATCGCGGGCTTTCTCGCCACGTCATGTTATAGCTGCCTGTGGGGATGCAGGAGACATTTGGTGCGTTATCAAGCCAAGGACGCTCTATGGTGTAGAACGTCTCACCAGCGACCTTACAGACGCCTAGAGTGCCCTCGGGGTGATAACAGAAGCGTTCGATCGTTATATCCATCTTACTTTTTATAAGCCTTGTTTTTTGCGGCTCTCATGCCACGCTTCGGTAAACCTTTCTTCATACACTTGCCAGCCTTCTTACACTTCGCCGGGCTGGTACAGCCTTTACATGGTTTCATCATGATTACTTCCTATGTCGTCGGGTTTTAGTAGCCACCTTCTTAGGCTGGCTAGAATGCTGTTTGCCGGCTTTTGTATCAGCCCGCTTCTTACGGGTGGTCGCAGCGTACTCTTTCGCTGAGAGGCTTTTTATGGCCTTCTCAGGCAGGTATCTCTCGCCTGTCGCTTTAGAGCCCTGCGTAGACGGCTTACCTGACTTCGTTCGCCACTTCTGCGCGGTCCACTTCTTCAGGCTCTTCTGTGGTTTTTTCAGTGCCATCAGTTTTTGTAGCCTCCGCCGCTGTCTTTGTACTGCTTAGCCAACATCTGCGCCTTCCTAGCTGACCACTGACCCGGCTTGCCGCCTTTACCGCCGGCTTTAATCTTTTCAAAGAGACGCTTCCTCATGGTTGGCTTTGTGTAGTTGCCCGACGCGTTTACTTTCGACTTGGGCTTTGCCTTTTTCACTTTGAACCCACCGGCTGAGTCGTCATGAATCGAAGCACTACAATGCCGGTAGCAATACCGCAGCCAACCATCGCTTGAACTGCAGGATTAGCCGGCAAAAAACCAACAAAGCCCTGTAGCACCGAAAGACACGCGAGAGCCGCCCCGTACTGCACTGTGCGAGATTTAAATGCTTGCCGTAAGTTATCCATTACTACTTCCTCGATTTGGCGCCAGAGCATTTCCAGCGCTTCCTAGATAGATTGTTGGGGGTATTCGGGTCATCCTGCTTTGATTTAGGCAAACGCTTCTTAATACCCAGAGATCTGGCGCAATAACTGTCACCTTTCTTGGTTCCGGCCTTAACACGCGGTCCGCCATCCTTGGCTTTGCCTGCCTGCCCATAGGAAACCTTCTTTCCTGAGGCAGTAACCTTCACTTTTGCCTTGCCTTTACGCGGTGTAGCCATCGTTTTTTAAACCTCTACATGAAGTTATGGTGCAAATCGTCTAATTCTCGTTCCAATATTGCAAGTTTTTTAGCGTCGGTACTCTCAGAAAGACCGCCCCCCCCTAAATATGATGGGTAGGGGGGTACCCCAAAAATAGAAAATGTCGTTCTAGTGATCTCATAGGCCTACATGGTACCGGGTCGTCGACGCCGCCCCATCGAGACGCGTATCCCCCCCCTATGCGGTGCCTGTACATGGCCGGGAAGGGCGGGTAGGGGGATCGAACCTAGCAAAGGTTCAGTCCTCATCCTGTAAGTCTTTGTTATCGCTACCGAAATCGATCACCAACAAGTTGTCCGCCGGCGAAACCTGCTCAATTTCCTCTTCACCAAGGTCCAAATCAGCCAAAAAAGACGACTCAAAGGTGGTGATCTCCTTCTGTTCAGGAGCAAGCCATCCCTCAGCCTTAAACAGGCCCTCGATCGCTCTCAGTTTGTCCGCATCCTTCTCCGCAGAAACTCCCAGCTCCTCGAGACGACTAATCCATTTCTCACGTCTGTCCTTTGATTCTTCAGCCATAACAGCTCTTCTCCGCTCGATCTCTGCTTTTACGTTAGGTTTCGCTAGGTTCTCTGTTGATTGCACCCTGAGGCAAGAATCGCTGTTCTGACTGTACCCAGCGCGTCTACAGGCCTCTGTACCGTTACCGGTGAGCAGATACTCCTCGACGAACTTCTCCTGCTTGATGGTTAGCTTTTGTTCTTTCATTCCATACGTCCTTGCCTTACTTCCCTATAAGAGAGACCGGCATTGGGGTGGGTTGTTTTTTATCCCGCCGCGATAAATTTTTGGCCTAGAGTCAGGGCCGCCGCGAACAATATCCAAGCCGCTCGTTCCATCATTGCGCCTCGTCCTGTATGCACTGCGACCTGTTGCTCGATGTCTCGCTGTGCGTCTTCCATCTGATCAAGCCGGAGCTCATGTCGTTTGAGCCTCGCATCGTGTCCAATCATCCGTTCATCCACCCGACTGGCTTGATTACTGAGGGCCTGAACGTTGGCCGTTAGTCGATCAAGCTTTGCGTCAATACTTGACAGGGTCTGCTGTAAATCCATCGCTGTGGTCGTCTCCATCGGTTTAGGCCTAAGTGCTTGATCAATGGAAACATTTTACCCATCTGAAAGCCTTTTTTCTAATCTATTTAAAAAAACTTGTAGACATGCAAAATCTCTTGTGTTTTATAATTACGCATCCGGTCGCTGACCGGCATGTGTCAATTGTGACAAACCACACGGAGAGCTAAACATGGAACACACTGCAATCAACCCCAAGCACCAGCGAGCACTCAACAGCCTGTACAAGGCAGACCGCAAGCACTGCGCTTTGGTCGATAAGAATCAGGCAATCATCGAGGACATCGAGTACGGCACCGCTCGCTACTTCAGAGTCGAAGAGCGACTAGCTGAGAAAGAGTGCGATCAGTACGAGGATCTGCGAGAACGATTCGTCTTTGAGCCCGAACTGCCCAAGCGTGAGATCGACGCCTTTACCAAGTCCTACGAAGCATTCCACGGCTACACGCCTTACCTCGTCTAAACCAGACCAACACACGGAGAGATACCCATGAGCTTTGAACTGAAAACCAAGCACGACATCGAGCGATACACACCCGAACTGCGCGACCTCGTCATTAACCACAACTGCCGCCGCAAGAGCCTCAGCGCCCTCGAAGAGGCAATTAACCTTCTGGAGGTTGTCGAGGTAAGGCTGACCACAGCGTGCCAGTACGGCCACTGTGAGACCGTCGAGTGGACAGCAAACAAGCTAGGCGACGAGCACGAGAACCTGCTCAAGTTGCTTAGGACCGAAGGGTACGACACTCAGGTCGCCGTCTGGCGCGAGGATCTCGCTATCGAATCCGCTGACTATAAGCTCGAAACACTTTCAGCCTGAGGAGGCAACCATGTACTACATCAACCAAAACGATCAGTTCGGTATCGCAATCATGGCTAAAACGCTTGACCAGTTTTACCGTCGGCACCAGCCCGCTGAGGGCTCTCGGTGGCACGTTCGCAAGCGAGCCAAAATCCAGAACTTTGACGCCATCGATGAATACGTCATCAAGGGCGGCAAGCTTCGCAAGACCGGGAAGGCGGCAGTCTTGATGGTTAGCGAGTAATACCCGTCTGATGATGGCTGGAGGGATACCAGCCGAAACGTCCTTCGGGGCGTCACGGGAATCCACCCGACTGCTGATCAACAGGAGATCATCATGAGAAAACCAACACCCGCACAAATCAAACAGGCCGGCGTTCTTGGTCCGCACTTTTTCTCTGCGGACACCCTGCGGTTCTTTGGCCAGAACATGGCCAGCTTCAGCACCCAGTGGCACGACCGGGACGCTGGGGTGGTTCAACTCAGCGCACCAATCTACGACTTCACAGGCCAGCACATGGGCACCACTGAGCGCTACGTGCAGGTCACTGGCAACGATTACCGAGAGGTGGCGGCATGAGACAGTCCGATGAACAGCAGGTCCTTATCATGCTGACCCTGAGCGCCATCATGCTGGTGGCCCTGTATGCCCCGCTGTACTAGCCACACTGATGAGTGTCGGAGGAATACCGACCGAA